TTAATCAGCCATTCCCAGCTTTTTTAATGACGGATTAAGCGACAAAACTTTGCACTTAGGCCAAATTTCCGAACCACGAGTTAAGCCGAAATGAAGAATTAACTTAGGTTGATGGATTTGTAAAAATCGTTCAGCACAGAAAAAATAATCATCTATAACATCAGGTTCACGACTTGGACATCTAACAGCAATCACTTCGCAATCATTGAGGCCTACAAAATAATCATCCAAGTTTGAATCACTTGAGTTTGTCCACTGCAAAACGGGAATTGTATAAACGCCGTGATCAGCCCACCATGCACAGATTAGGCGTGACCGCCAGACTTGATAAAGCGAATAAATATGAGGGTAATTGGCATATACAGAAAAGTCGGGAGCAACAGCGAACCCGGCCAACAATGCCTTTTCAACGAATTTAGTGGGGGAACGCCATATACTTTCAAGCCGCCAATCATCAACAAAGCAATGGAAAGGAAAAATTTCAGTACATGAACCATATCGAATAAATTGATTATCTTGATAATCAGAAAGTTTATTAGATAAATAGGGAAATGAACCAGTATATAAAACATTTGGTATTGTTATATGGGTACGGTTAATCATAAATTAATTCTCAAAATGAACAGCTATAACCTGCCACATGTCTTTATTCAAAGTTTCGTTATTTATTCGAACGCCAATTACTCCAAACAGGCTCGACACCATGTTTTGATTCATAGAATTTAGCCAATTGGAAATTCAAGTTCGAAGCTGAGCTATTAAAATGCCCCACCCCACGATCAGCGGAGGCTTGTATCTGCGAATACTTGCCGTAATTCTCAAACCGCTCAGAACTCAGCTCACCTATCCATTTCCAACGATCTGTAAGCCGATCACCTTCTTTACTACGGCCACCCATTTAATTAACGCCAAAATGATCAACAGATTTATTTTTATCTAACGGCCAAGCAGTAACAGGATATGAATTACCATTACGCTTAAGCAAAAGACCGTAAGGCTTACGCTCAACTACAAAACCAAATGCAACAATCTGGGGAATATTTAATTGCTCAAATACCCGGTTATTCGAATCAAGAAATGCAACCTGAGCAACTATACGATTTTTTTGCTTACTTTCGATCAAAGCCACTAACCGCGGTCTATACTCAGTCAAATATTTTTCCAAATAACCTTCCAACTGAACAGTTTTAGCTACATTAAGAATAGCCTCAACGTTTTGGCTATTAGCCACATTACCAGAACCAACAGAACGAACCGTTGAAGAAACCTTCTCCTTATCAGCCACTTTAGCGGCTTGATTGCGTACCCCAGCAATAACAGCAGGCGTTGGACGATTAATGATAAACACGATAATAGCTGCAAGGAATACCAAAAAACCATATACCCTAGGATTCTTCCATATCGGCGTACCCGCAATAGTGTCTGAATGTGTACCGGTTGCTGTGCTTGCATAAAGCTTCCAAACCTCTTTTTTAATTTTTCGATTACGCAAAGAAAGAAAATCACTAACAGATTTACCGGTATCTTCAGCCAAATGAAAAGCCTCAAGATAATAACCGTTCAAACCTATTAGAGCTTGATTCTTATGTTTATAAGCCCCCTCACAAGTACCGCGAATGTCGGAACGGATTTTAGAGATATTAGGCGTAGTCAAAACCATATCCCAACCATAATGCCGGTGCATTTCAAAAGCGGTTAAAAAGTTAGACGGTCTATTATCCCGTGTAGCTAATACTAGCCCGCCGGGATAATCGAGCTTTTTTAAGTCAGCATCTTTCCAGATTAACGGCCAAATAGTTTGGGCTTCATCAACTAATAAAAAAGCGCCATGAGGTGCCCAATGAAAGAAAGTAGCAAGTTTGTCTCTTCCCTCTTGTACAGTAGTATCAACAAAGATCAATTCAAACGTATCAGGTACAACACGCGCTTTAAATCTATAAAAAGTTTTAGATCTATTCAATGCCGCACGAACATTATCAGGATTATTCAAGCCACGAACATTAGTAATAATTGTTCGGCCTAACAATGCTGCCGGAATAAAATCATCCATAACTGAACCACTGGTTTTATAACTACCCGGAGGGCCGTGATGTATTTTAATAGACATTAGATAAACGGAATAAACCGTAAGACAAATTTAGTAAAAAATGCTGAAATCAGGACATTAACAGCATCAGGAATACGTAACGTTGTAGCCAAAGCAAGCAGATTAGAATCCAAATACCCCCACGCGGTCTGAATAAGAGCATTTAAATTAAGATCAAGCATAATCTGCTTAGCAACACCCCAAGCAAAAGGAAGCGCCCACAAAACCATCTCAAGCCAACCTATTGTCAACTTTTCGATTAGTTTGGCAAAAAGCCAAATCAAAAGTTCATAAATACCAGAAGTAACAAAGCCACCGATCATGGTAAAAAAATTTCCAATCGAATCGGAAATTGCAAACAATATATCCATCATAGACTTACCCCAAAATAATCATAACCGAAAAAACAATAGCGGCTACATATACACCGATACCGATTTTTGAAAGCTGTTCGGTATAAGGAGCCAAACAAATATTGAAAGTGATTCCCATAACATAAACCCCACCATCACAAGAGATAGATGCACCACCAGACACGGACGGCATTAACCCAGACATTTGAGATTTAATATCGAAAATCATTGACGAAACAGCAGCTTTTTTTGAAAGTATTTCATCCGCATTGGTATCACTGGGAGGGCCTGTACCATTACCAGGCTGCCACACAGAACCAGAACGGGAAGACTTACCAATACGATCAACTATTTCACGTAAAGTACTTTCTTTAGCACAATCCGGACAGTCTGTTGTAGTTGCGCCCGTGGTAGTTGTCGTCCCGGTATTGTTGGTTGTTGATGTCTGTGTAGAGGTTGAGCCATCACTGTTTGTTATGATTGTGGTGCTAGTCCCGGTTGTCGTTGTCGCCGATGTTGTGGGCGACGGTGAGGCAGGATGCAAAGCAGGAGCAACAGGCTTGTCATGCTTATCAACGCAAGTAAAAAAAGTACCAGGGCCGCATTTTTCTATACCTGTAAGGCCGGGCGCACTAACAACAGGAAGCGACGGGTCACATGGATAGGAATTAGAGGCGTTACAAGCAACACCGGCTTTGTAATTCTGTGGGTTGTATTTGTCATCAGCTGGCGACTGGCTACCATCAGCGGCTGCTGTTGTGGTTCCGTCTTTCATAACGCATGTCGGAACACCGTTAACGTACCCGGTGGTTTCAACAGCTGAAGCACCACCCGGACAATTAGCAGGGTCAGGCGGCAATAAGGCACAGGTGCGAGGGGGCGAGATAATTAGGCCGTCAGGACAGGTTATATCCTGCGAATGATCAGGCTCGGAAGAGCATACAAGCGGAGATATAACAACAATACCGTTTCCGCAATCGATTGCACCGGGTTTAGGTAAACAGGTGCCTGTTCCAGCGTCAGGAACTTGTAATTGACCGTCACAATAGACAATGTCGGAATTTTCACATTTCTGAGTAACGGAATTCCACGCCTGTTTGGTTATCATATTACCATTGACTTGATTCGGGCATGATGGTGGTGGACATTGCGCACCCGCTGATACGTCAACCGTGGAGCCGTCAGAACACGTCAAGTCACATTGTTTTGTTGTTGCGTTTACGGCAAGTGGGTAATCGCAATTCAAGGAATGAGGGTCACAGGTGTTTGAACTGGTGTTTAGGGTTTCCCAAGAAAGGGTTTGTGTTGAACCAGATGTAGTGGTTGTAGGTGTGGTTTGGCATGTAGCCGGGGGAGGCGTTTCGCACATGCCGGTTGTTGCGTTACGAACTTGTGGAGCAGTACAAGAAGGCGCATTTATACAATCAGAACCAGATACGGTGCCACCATAAGGACACGTCAAATAGTTATTAATAGTAACAAAAGTAAAACCATACTGAGTATAAACAGCACATTGTGGAGGTGAAGGATTAAAATAAGGAGCCGTGCCCAAGACAGTAGGCATTTTAGAACACAAATCACTCATCGAAACAGTTGATGAATAAACAACGCCATTGTAGTAATTTGAATATGTAGAATGAGCCGGGTATGTGTCGGCAAAAACCGAACCCGAAAACAATAAAATCAAAAATATGATTAGCTTACGCATTGTCAAATCCCGATATGACGGCATAGGCGCAAACTAGGCCGCTTAGGAAATACAAGGTTAAAAAAATCATGTTTTTGGTCTCTTTAATTAATTCTCAATATGAACAACTGTAACTTGCTGAAATCGTTTTTAAATCACAGTACAACGATAACCGACTACAAAACACATAGCCCACGAGGCACCAATTAGATATGCAATTGCTATTGTCATAACAAACCTTTTAAGTAATGGTTCGTAGTTTTCACTACGAACCAAACCAAAGAAACTTAAGCTTTACGAACCAAGCCCAAGATAATAGTTACTGCTACAACAGCCGCAACCGCTAACAACACATAACCACCCACTGTTGTAGCATCACCTTGAGCGGACGCTAAAGCGGTTTGAGCATCAGTCACAATAGTAGCATTAGCTGCTCCAATCGACGCACCAATCAAACTCACCAAAACAAGAGCTTTACCTTTAGTTTTTTTAAAAAAAATTTTCATAATTTTACCTAACCTTTTTTATAAGATTAACAAGTAATCCGCTGCCAGAACCGACTGCGAACATTAATAAAGACATACCGAATGCATCGTAAACGGCCTGCCAATCAATACCCGATTGAGCCAGTAAAAAATCAGTTTGTGTCTGATATAGAGGGTCAATCAAGTAAGCCTGTACCGTAGACTCATAACCCACGGGACAAGGGTTCGTTGCTACAGTACAAGTGCGAACATATGCAAGAGTGCCGGTAGCCATTTAATCTTTACTCATTTTTTCGGGTTGATTACCCGCGTTTTGTTGTATTACATGACCGTTTATAAAACGGCCTTTTTGTACCTGGTTGCTTAGAACCCGCTCTTTGAACTGGACGGGCTTTTTTATCAGGCAGGCCATTGAGCGGATTTTCATGGTTTACTCTGTTTATGGTTTGTTAGGATTGTTTTGGCTGTTTTGACTTTGCGCCTGCGTCATCTGGGCCGCACCAGCTTTGGGTTTGTCTTTATCAGGAAGGATTTCCCCGGTTGTTTTGTCTATGTCTTCGTCTTTTATTTGTCCGGGTTCCGGGCCGTCAAGTTTCATGCTGATGGCTGTCAGGACTGCTTTGTTTTGGCCACCCATGTTGATTTCGCAGAGGATTTCCATTTGACAGGGGAAATACAGTTTTCCGGCCTCTACTTCGGCTTTTTTCTGGTCGAACATTTCAAACGGCATTTTGACTTTGATTAGTTCGTTGCCCAGGTTGTTGGGGTTTTTTCCGGTGTTGGGTTTTGATACCCAAATGGAGCCGCCTTTGTTGTCTCCATCTATTTCATAACGTGTTAACGATTCAACTTGTCCTCTTATGACTGTTTGCATGTCGCCTAGGAAGCTGTTTTGGGTTAATTGGTCGGTCAT